ACCGAGGTTTGTGCGAGCGTCTGCTGCAGTCTTTGCCCCGGTTCCGCCGTCTACAACAGCAAGCGCACCGTTGCTCCCTTTCTGCGCCAGTTTACCGATGCTGGGGATCGTTACAGGGGTGCCGTTGATGGTAACTGTGATGCTCTGATTTGCTGAGGTGGTGGCGAACGTCTCCCACGCGCCAATGTTCTCGTCGTACTCTTTGATGAGCTGCGACATGGCCTGTGCCAGGCCGTCGACTGAGATATTGTCTGACACAAGGATTCCATACTTCTGGCCGCTCAGCGCCGGGGAAGCGGCAGGCGTAACCGTCATTGACGTGGCGCTGTTCACGGATGAAATCTGGAACAGCTGCACCGGGTTAGACATCACGATAATCGTCTGGCCAGCGCGAACCTGGCTGGCGGGTGCCGTCCAGTTTGTGCCGGTGCCGGTTGCGGTATTTCCGTTAATGGCGATAGTGCCGGTGTTATAAAGCATATTTTCTCCAGGCAATAAAAAACCCCGCCGGAGCGAGGTTGATTTAATTAGGCAGTGTATTCAGATGTACATATCGGGCAGAACAGGAAGGCTGAGCGACGTCACCGTGTTATTACCGAAAATGGCATATTGCTCGCGACCAAGATATTTTCCGCCCTGAACTGAAGCGCTGCCGTTCTGTATTTTTATTCCGAACATTCGATACACATACATGCCATTGACCATATGTACCATCAGACCAAACCTACCGAGCGGAACATACCCGCTACCGATATTCACGGCGCTTGTTGAAGGGGTCCAGAGTTGATTGAGATATACGAAAGGCCGTCTTGTTGTTGAAAACGTGCAGGCTCCTGCAGCATTAAAAATATTGAGGCCGGTACCAGGTTGCGGCGCTACGCCACTGGCGAAAATAACGATGTCTATCGTGCCGGTTGCGGGAGCGTCATCGTTCGTGGACGGAGGGCTGAAGAACCTGACAGTATTACCGTCGAAGTCAATCGTGTTACCGCTATTACAGCGCCCGAAAACGATATACTTTGATTTGTCATATCCTGCTATCGTGGGAACCGCCCAACCCCCGGTCGGAACATTAACGGTACCCTTCCAGATACACTGGCCTGACTGTGTGGCGTTGGTGATCGCCAGGAAGTCGGTGCTGTCACCAATAAGCAGGCCAACCCCACTTCGCTGACCTGTCGGGAATATCTGCCAGACACTACCGGGAAAGGTATAGGTACTATCCCTCTCACTTATACCCAGCGCTTGCATCCTCGAATTTTGCGTAACCCTCCCACCAGAGATAGTGACGGAATTCATTTTATGCCACAGCCCTGAATCAACATAGGCAGTCGCATGCGGTATAAACAGCACCTGCGCTCCTGAAACATAACCAGCAATGTCCACATACTTCGCTTTCTGGTAGCCAGTGTCAAAGCTGCCACCAAAAGACGGGCATCTCAGGCCCGCCGTTATCTCCATACGCTTTCCGCCGTCATTAAGTTCTATCAATAATCCTGTCGGCATCTTATGTCCATGTCCCCAGTACAATCCGGCCACCACCAGGAATGTTGACGGTTAAACCGTTGCCATTGATCACTGTTGTGTTGCCGGAGCCATTGAAAGAAAAATTACCGTTTGTGGCGTAAATCGAGCCGCGAACGGTCACGTTGTTGAACGTCGCGTAGCCTGACTTGTTGATGTGCCAGCCAACGTTTCCCGTGCCGTCCCAGGTTGTGGACTGGATGTAGCTGCCGATTTTGGTATTGTCGATAGTCCCTTCACCAATCACAGTATTTCGGATAAAGGTCTGCCCGTTCTGAATAACGAACGGAAGCGTAACGGTCGCTCCGGCCTGGTGCGTTACCGCGAAGCGGTCAGCCAGGAAGATAACCTGTGACTGCATCCCGGATGGCGTATTCTCCACGCCGATCCCCATCCCCGCCGCGTAATACTGGCCGTTGCTGGATAACCCGACCTTGATGCTGTACATCGCCTTCAGGTCGCCGTTGACGTTGGCAATAGCCTGCGCGTTGGTGGTGATCGCAGAAGTGTGGCCATTAACGGTCGCCGTGATGCTGTTTACCTGCGTGGCCATAGCCTGCTGGTAATCCGAGAACGTCTGATTCAGGTTGTTGATAGATGCCTTGTTGCCGTTAACGTCCGTCTGCAGACTCAGCAGTGAGCGCGCCGTTGCTTCCTTCTCGTTAACGATAACCTCGTCAATACGGTCCAGCTGAGCGCTGTTACCGGCGACCGTTGCAGATAACCTTTTGCGTGTGGCCACCTGCGCCAGCCCGTTCTGGATAATGGCGATGGCTGAGTTCTTCACTCCACCCGTCATGCCGTCCATGGATACGCTGATGCTGTCGATTCGCTGGCCCAGGGCGGCATCTTCTGTTGCCACCGTTTGCTCAAGCTGGCTGAGTGAAGACGAAACATTCCCGACCGTTCTGGAAAGCTCATTAACGCTGGTCTGAACCTTCCCGACGTCCTGGGCATTTTTGGCGATATCCTTCGCCTGCTGCTCCAGTTCGTCGTTGGCCTGTTTGATATCGTTAGCCATGCCAGCAATTTTTTCATTGCTGTCAACTGCATTCTCGATCAGGTCTTTGAACGTTTCCGACTCTTTCATATCCTCCAGAATGTCATTGGTTATTTCGCTGACATCTATTGAGGACGTGCCCATGACCCAGTCGGTCCAGTCCCCGGCGTTACCGATACGGTCAATCAGGCGCGCGCGGTACCACTGGCGAACGCCGGCAGGCATGGGGCCATGCTGATAATCTGCAGCCGGGTACGGCACCAGGACCAGCAGTTCAGGATTGGCGTAGTCGGCAGTTGTGGCGCGCTGAATCTCTGTATAGGCCGTGTCGCCTGAGCCATCCGGAAATGCCCAGGTCAGGTCGATATGCCAGACCACATCTTCGGTCGCCAGGAAGTTGAGCGGAGTACCCGGTTTTCCCGTTTTACCGGAGAGATAAGTTGTTTCACCGTATCCCCATGGTGACGACGTATTCTGCGCATTCAGCGCCCGGACGCGCACGTCATAGCTGCCCGAATAAATGCCCTGAACCGAGAAACCCTGCGCGCTGGTAACCGGAACGTTTATCCAGTCCCCGTTGTCCTTACGCCACTGGGCAACATACCGGATTGCGCCCTCTACCTTATCCCATGACACGTCCAGGCTTGCTACAGTCAGCCCCTGAGACACATGATCGCTCTCAGTCACCACGATATTCTTCGGAGCAAACAGGACGCTTATCGGCGTGACGGTGATCGGGGGCGACTCGACGCGAACGCCGTCATCGATGTAACGATATTTGTTTGGATCGTGCTGAACGGCCGTAATAGTGAAACCGCCTGTGCTGTCGTCGTTAGCCGCAATTGAAGTGACCCTGAAGAACTGTATCGCGAGGTTATCACTGTCTATCGCCCACACAGCACCGACGGCAGGTGCCTGACTGAAGGCCGTAGCCACCGTCACCGTTATTTTATCGGCGCTCACAGCGCTGATTGTCCGCGTCTGGGCTTTTCCATCTGGCAGGTTAACCACCAGCCGGTCTTTCGCCGCGTAGTCTATTTCTCGATCCAGCGTAATCTGGCGGCCGTTAACCGCCACTATGCGGCCACCGTTCTCCTTGCCGGAGCGGAAAGGATCGGCGACACCGATAATTTCAGCGGGCAAAGGGACATAACCGTCCAGCCCCACGCCAAACGATACGGTGCCGTCTTTGGCATTGGAGAGTAATACCCAGCGACCGCGCCGGTGCGCTTCACTTTGCGAGGTGCAGCCGATTGCGGTCAGGGACGTCTGCCGGACGTCGTAACGCTCTACCAGCGCCGAATCGTAGACCCCCTCAACGGTATCGCTGTAATGATTCTGTGGATCGGACCAGGACACCAGGCAGGAGCTGTAGCGATTCTTGTATGAGCCGCCCGCATAAGTAAACAGCCCATCGATAACGTTTGAGGCGTTATAAACCCAGTCAACATCGTCCTGCGGGACGTCTGCCTGGACATAAATCTGATCGTTGCCCCAGAACGTTATTCCACGAAATACCGCGGCGAGATCGTTAAGTACCTGCCAGGCGTCCTCCTGGGCCTGAATGAAAACGTTGCAGGTGAAACGCGGTTCGGTGCCACCGGCGCCGTCGGAAACCATTTCGTCACAGTACTGGGCGATTGAATACAACGCCCACTTATCCACCATGGACGCATCCACGCGCGTGCCCATGCCGTAAATTTCATCCAGAACCAGATCGTAAAATATCCAGGCGGGGTTATTGGACCAGGCCATTTTGAACCCGCCGGACCACGAGCCAGAATAGGTTCGGGTTATCGGATCGTAATTATCCGGAACCTTAATCAGCTTGCCTTTTATCTTACAGGTCACTTTCGGCGCGCTGCCGTTGAACTGGCTGCTGTCCACTTCGACATACAGGAGCGCGGTTAAAGGATAACGAAGCTTGCTGTCGATGACTTCCGCATAGGAAAACACCTTGAAGGCGTTAACCAGTTTCGAATTTGATCCGCTGGCATCAGCCGTAATACGCCTGACCCTGACAGACCAGCCGGACATGGATTTTGGCAGATCGATACGGTGGTCACGCTGATATTCCGTCGTGGTCTTTCCGTCAAACTTGCCGTTTACAACCGTTTTCCAGGCGCCGCCGTCCGTTGATAAATCGATCGCATACTCGGTGACCGTGCCCACCATATCGCCATTATCTTTATAGAGATACTGGACCGGAAGGCTGAGCTTGATACGGATGGCATCCAGGGAAAGGTTTGTAAACTGGCGCGTCCAGGGCGCGGTGGTGGTGACAGTTGTGCCCACGGCCAGCTCGTTGTCGACCTGGGGCATCCCGGCAATATAGGTCTGGTCCTGTGTGCCCTTGCGGAACTCCCATTTCACGCCGCTGAAGTTGTATTCCCCGCTGTCGTTTGCCAGCGGCGTATCGTTGAGAAAAATGTTCTGAGCGGTCAGGTCGCCCTGTATTTCCCCCTCAGAAACGGCAATGAGCATTTTTAATTTTGCGACCGACAGCAGATCGTCAGGCTGCTCAACCGGAGTATGTGAATTGCCACCTCCCCCTTTGGCACCCTGCAGGATGGTTTCTTGTTTAAGAAGCTGCATTTTTTCACCCATAAAAAAAGGTGCCGAAGCACCTTTAAGTTAGTGGCCGCTGGCCTACTGCTGATCGCTCGAGTACATACCGGCGCTGACTATCGCTCCCCCTGCCTCAGTCAGACCGTAGGCCAGGGGGACAGGATGCCCCATAGCGACGGTATTGACCGGCGCCCCGAAGGCGTAGTTAGGCGTGTTGTCCGTGCTGGAGGATTTACCCGCGCCGAAGAATGGCTGGGGCGTGAGCATCTGGACAACGCCCCCCAGCATCATTGACACCCCGACCCCGGTCAAAATTGACGTCGCGCTGATGGCTGTTGCACTCATCGCAGCCCCCCAGGCTGCCATACTCGCACCGGCGGTAAAGAATGCAGCGACCAGCGCAACGGCACCGACAACTATCTGCAGGACGCCCGAACTTTTGGCCCCCTCATAAACGGGCACGATCCGGTACACGCTTCCACCGCGGGTCATATCAAACTCTTCCAGCCCGATATTATTGTCACCGTTAAAAAAGGCGAAACGGATCCCCTTCATATGAGCTTCCGACATATATTTTTTGAATCCGGGAACCTGTGAACACATGGCCCTGAGCATTTCGCGCAGATCGGCAACATCAAACTGAACGCGTTTACCGAATTTTTTAGCCATTTTCCCTTCGAGAATAAGCGTCTTAACCATGCATTCTGTCCTTATGCCTGACCACCCTGACCGTTCTGTCGCGATAATATTTTCCATAAGGCGTTCGCGAAGAAAGGTGCCCGAAAAGATGATGGAGAATGATGTTGTCACCTACAAATACCGCGGCGTGATTTGTCACCGATGCCTGCACGCTCATCATGATGATGTCCCCTGGCTGCATTGCACCGGCGGCAATCTCAACAAATCCCTCACGCTCCCAGTTGTCGTCGTAGAGCCGTTCCTTGCCGCTCTCCCACCATTCGTAAGGTACTGAATAGTTCCCGAGAACAATGCCGTATTCGCGCAGATAAAATTCACGGATAAGCGACCAGCAGTCGGCGTAACCCAGTACCCACTGCCGCCCGGCATAATCCCGGTCTTCACGCGGGGAAATCGTACAAAAATCCCCGTCCGGCCAGGACATGATCCCCCACTCAATCCCCGACCAGTCGCACTGGATCCGGTCCAGCTCCGAGGGCACCAGCCGGACCACATTCGGATGGGAATGAATGAGCATGATGATCTCACCGCGCGCGCGGGCAGTGAGCTGATCCTCCGGGGAGAGCGTGAATGTCTCCTCAGGCTTATCTGCAATGTTGCGGCAGGGAATAAAGATTTGCTGCTGGCCTGACTGAACAATCAGACCGCAGGCTTCTTTGGGGTATTCAGCAGCGACGTGCTGACGGATAGCATCCAGCAATTTTTCACGCATCTTTATTTCCCCTGCAGGTTAGCGGCCGGAAAACCACCGAACGGCAGCGGCGCGTCCGGGCCGTGACGATCCTGACAATCCTGCCGGCGGCCGCCACAAACGTCTTTCGACGGGTCATCGGTCGGCGTACCGTCTTTGGTAAAGTATTTCGTGCCGATGTAATCGCATCCGGTCCCGCTTCGGTACCAGCCCCGCATACACCAGGTGCAGACAGGCGTAATCTGCCGTGTCGGCAGCTGCAGGCTCTGAATATCGAAAGGAGAACACAGCTCGAAATCAACCTGTACCCGCGTCTCTGCGGTTTTAGCATTGACGTAAAAGAGCTGTACGCGCTCATCGGCAGGGCTGGCACCCGGATTACCGTTTTTCCAGTTGGCGGCGTCGAGATACTTCGAAAGCGTGGTATGGATTTTGACCTTAGCCCTGACCATATCGTCATATTCAAGACACAGCGCGGTGACATAGTTTCCGACGTTCCCGACGGACAGCGTGGGCGTTGGCTGGGAACCTGTACTCGACAACTCCATCCCCTTCAGTTCGTAGGGATGGGGATCGTACTGGTTTCCCTGCCAGATAATGGCGGGCAGATTTTCTGCAGCGAAGGCTGCCCACCCCTCTTCCTGAATATTGTGCGCATGAAAACGCAGCACCTGATCCATACCGAATTCAGTGCCGTCGATCTCAATCAGCTGAATAACGCTGCCGGGCTCAAGCTGTTGGATGTCTGCCGTAAAACTCATACTCCCCCCATAAAAAAAGCCGCCCGGAGGCAGCTTTCAGTGTTTGTCGAGAAAATCAGGGTGCGAACGCCTGTTCAAAAGTGAAGGCCACAGTGGCTTTTTTCCCGGTAGGGAAAGAAACGCTGAACGAATCGGCCTTCATTCTGAACAGCTTTTTTTCACCCCATGGAGTGGTCCACCAGAACGATTTAGTAACGTGAGACATCAGGAAAGCGCGCAGCGCAGCCGCCTCCTGTCTGGTGCCCGTCCAGTCCAGGTTCCACGTTTCCTGTTTGTCGTTGATCCCCATCCCCGCTATCTGTTTGTAGCCATCCCCGAACTGGGCCTGCAGCGTTCGGGCTGTTTCAGTGCCCTGCGCTGTTTTTCGCGTGCGCCAGGTAAACGTGTCCGTCACTGTGTCCTCCTCGAATAAAGCACGCCGCCCGCGGACATTTCTTTTTTCAGTCGCTCGGTGATTGTCTGCTGAACAATCGCCTGCAGCTGTTTCGCCGTCCCCGTGGCGTTCGCCTGATTTATGCTTCCGTCACTCCCCTGCTGGCTGATGCTGACTGGGGCATAAACACTGATCCCGCCCATGCCAGCACCGGCTGCGTTCCCGCCGCCGACCAGACCACCCGAGGCATACCCGCGCATCAGGCGATAGAGATTAGCCACGCCGATGCGGCTGGTTGATTCTTTGGTGAAGACGAATTCCCCGCGGTGAACGATACCGGCTGGCTCGTACTTGCCGCCGTGCCCGGTAAAACCGCCCACGTCAAAACCCTGTGGCCGGTATGACGGGACCGCGAATGACTGACCGGCAGAGGAGGTTTTCGCCCCGCCGCTAACCCAGCCCATTGCACTCTGGATGGTGTAAGCCACCAGCAGCTGGTTGATAACGGACACAATCATTTTAAGGATCGAGCTGGTGAATTCCCTGAAGCTCGCCTTCCCGGTTGTCGTCAGGCTGGTAAGCTGGCCCGCCAACCCGCTGAACGTAGCCTGAGAAATCTGCTGAACGGAGCTGAAAACGTTTGTCGCTGAATCCTGATATTCGGCCCAGCCCTGTTTCGCACCGGCCAGCCAGTTTGCACGCAGGGCATCTTCAGCTTCGAACGTCGCCCTTTGCTCTTCCAGAACCTTTTGCTGCGCCTGAGGGTTGTACGAATAGCTTTCGCTGAGACGCTGCAGCGTAGTTTGTCGCCCGGCTTCCCGGGTGGATAACCCCTCAGACTGAGCCTGCAGGCCCGCCCTGGCGGCTTTTTGCTGCTGCTCAAACTTCACGGCCTGATCGGCCAGCTGGTTGAGCTTTTGCTGGCTGGCAACCTTATCGCCCAGGTCGGCCAGCTGCCGCTTGTACTCGAGCGTTTCTTCTTTGTGCGCCAGCAGGGATTTTTCCTGCGCCGTAAGCTGACGACGCCCAGCGGCCTCCTGCAGAACGGTGAACTGATTTTCAGTTTGCCAGAGATCCTGACGCTGTTTACTTATGACGTCGTTCACGCTGGTATGCTGCTCAAGCGTTTTAAGCTGGGCCTGAAGGGTGAGAAGTTCGGCCTGCGCCTTTTTCTCGGCTTTGTCCCCGGCGGGCGTTGAGTAGCTTTTGCCTTTCGGTGTTTTTGGATCCTTCCACTGCTTTTCAATCCCGGCGCGGGCCGCGGCAATGTCCTTTTCAGTCCACAGCGTGGCGACACCGTCTTTCGCATCCTGGCGGTTTTTCTCAATAAGCTGACTGAGCTTTTTCTCTGCTGAAGCCCGCTTTTCTGCCGCCGTCGCGCCGGACTCCACCAGCTGGTTAAACTGCTGCTGGCTGCGGATTGCCTGAGCCTGCTGGTCCGTTCGCATTTTTTCCCGCGCGGCTGCCAGCCCTTCCTGGGCGTATTGCTGATCGGCAAGATCGTAAGCCTGCTTTTTCAGCTCCACCTGCTGGCGCGCGTTTCTCAGCCTTTCCGCATCCGCTTTCTGCAGAACGTTGTTACCGGCATAATCCGGGTCGACCTTAAGATTGCTGGACAGCGCGCGGTACTCTTTCTCTGCTGCCTGCCACTCAGCAAAAGAGTCCTGGCGCTTCATCGCGGTGTCAGGATTACGCCCGACGCCCAGCATCGCATCCCACGCACCGGAGGCGGCATTCTTCACCCAGTTCCAGGCTTTTTCGAGGGATCCGAGATTATCCTCGACCGCACCGGCGCGCTGAATGACCGCGTCGGAATATGCCCGCATGGCCAGCTCGGCAGCCTTCTGAGAATCCCCCAGCGCCTGAGCAGAAGCTATCTGTTCATACTGGGTGGCTGTCAGAAAATGAAGGGAATCGTTGAGCGTCGCGACCGCGTTAACCGGATCATCCTTCAGGCGTTTAAACTGATTTATGGTTTCGTCAACGGCCTGCCCGGTAGCCTGCTGCAGCCTGGCGGCAACATTGCTGACCATGCTGACGTCATTACCGCTGAACGCGCCGCTGCCAACGACCTGCGCCAGCACGCCTGCAGCGGCATGCTGAGTGATGCCATTACCTGCCAGCGAGCGCGCCAGCGCCTGCAGCTGCCCTGACGTTTTCCCCGCGTAGTTCCCGGTCAGGATCAGCTGCCTGTTAAATTCCTCAGACTCTTTGCTGCCGTCGTACCAGGCCTTACCCAACCCGAATACCGCCGCGGCAATCCCTCCGACCATGCTGGCGATCCCAAGACCGCGCAGTGACAGAAGCTGGTCTATCCACCCTGCCCGGTTAGCCAGCGTGATCCCGGAGCCGCGCAGCGCGCCGAAGTTACCGCGCATGACCTCGCCGATCAGTATTCCCAGTTCCTGCCGGGCGGCGGCACTTTGCAGCCCCAGACCGTGCGTGGCGACTTTGGCAGCTTCGAGCTTGCGGATATAGACTTCAGCCGCATCGCTGGCACCTACCTGCGCCGCCTTCATGCGCAGTAGCTCGGTACCGGAGAGCTTTTGCTCTGCAACCTGTTGCTTCAGCTGGCTGAGGAATCGCGTGCGCGCTGCGGCCGATTTTTCCTCCACGATCTGCAGTTCTTTTTGACGGGCCGTGGTGCGGGAAATAAGGGCGAGATAATCCTGCTGGGTTATGTTGCCCTGTGCCCTCGCTGCGCGAAAGCGCGCCTGCACGTTCGCAAGCGACTGTGTTTCACCATTGAGCTGGCGTACGCCGTCGATCTGGCGGAAAAATGATGCCGCAAGTTCATCCTGTCGACGGGCAAGCGCAGCGGCCTGCCCGTCATTCTCACGCATGCGCTGATTAAGCTCGGTCACGCGGCGGTGAGTTTCATCAACGGACTTTGAAACGTTCTGCCAGTCTTTGGTAAGCCCTTCCGTTGCGGCCGACTGGCGGGATTTCATATCTGCGGCAGCCGCCGCGCCAGCGTCGCCCACGGTTTTAAACGCAGCCGCCTGCCGCTCTGAAGCGCGCTGCATTCGCGTCTGGACTTTTTCAGAGTCCTCAGCCATCCCGGTTAGCTGGCCCTTTATGCGGGCAACCTGCTCACTAAACGTGGCGCTGTCGACGTCAAGGTTGATGACCAGATCGCTAATCTGCTGGGCCATATCGGATACCTCCTGTTATCCCCTCAGCTGCGGCCATCAGCGCATCATCATCCGGCTCGTCATCGCTGATGACGATACCGGAAGGAGAAAGCAGGCTGAAATGTGCGGGGGTAAGTTCCGGGTCGCGGAAGAAAAGAGTGGAGATGGAATAAAGCAGCTCTGAGAAATGCGCATCGAGCTGCGCGTCCTGAAAATAATGCTCCCGGTAGAACTGGTGCCAGTCGCCCAGCTCAGTGGAAGTCATTCCAGCCAGCATGGCGCGCCAGTCGGGTCGCCCGAACTCGCGCGCCAGATTCAGGACAAACTTCAGCTCGCTGGCAAGGGCTTTTCCGCCGCAACGGGTTCTGCGCTTTCGGCCTCCGCTGGGGCATCCGGATCGGCAGCTTTGTCATCCTCAACCGGAACGAGCATGCCGGAGAGCAGCTTTATTTCCATTTCTGCTTTACCGATCGCCTCCGGCGGCCAGCCGCTAAGCACCTGCTGGTAAAGCGTCTCCACATCCGTGCCAGCCGGATCGTTATGCCACAAAGACATCGCAATCAAACGCGCACCGCAGCGAATATTTGAGCCAATCAGCCTGGCCGTCATTTCCTGATCGCTGATGCCGTCGCTGTCAGCGCTGACGGCCTTTTCCTCTGCGGCCATAAACGTGATGTACTCAATACGCTGAAGCGCCGACAGCTCGAAGATAGTCAGTGATTCTTTTTGCCAGGTGAACTTCTCTTTTTTCAGAAACATGCGTCCTTCCTTACGCTGCAGTTACGGTAACTTTGCAGACCGCAACGAAATTACCGTCGCTGGTCATAACAATAACGTCAGCGGTGCCTGCCGCCACGCCGGTGACGGTGATCGCATTACCGCTAACGGTGACCGTTGCTTTTGCCCCGTCTGAGGTTGCCACGCGGAACGAGGTATCTGAGGCACTGGCAGGGTTAACCGTCACATTGAGCGTTGTGGTTGCGCCGACGGCCACGCTTGCCGTGGCTTTATCGAGCGTAACGCCTGTCACGGGGATATTCGGGGTCCCGCTTTCTTCTGCCAGTTCCGGCTTGCCGGTATTGGTAATTTTCGCTGTACGGGTAATGACCTCTTTTGCCGGAATGGCTTTACCCAGGCTGCTGCACCAGCCGCGGAAAACGTCGACGGTACCGTTCGGGTATTTGATTTTGTAATAGCGTACTGAGCCATCAATAAACCATGCGACAAGGTCTTTTTGCCCTTCTTCGCCCGGCTTCCAGGCGAGGGTGAACGAGGTATCGCCAGCAGATTTTGCACCCTGGGCCGTCGCGTTCCAGTCGGCATCCTCGTCGTCGAGGTAAGTGTCGTCATACGATTCGGCGGTCATTTCGCCCGGCGTCAGCTCTTTAATTTTCGCCAGGCGGTTCCAGTCGATATCCGAGAGTGGGTTAGCGAAAGCGTTGCCCGTTCCGGTGTAAAGCCAGAGGGTGGTACCGGCACCTTTCACAGGGGCCAGCGGGTTTGGAGTAGGCATAAGTACCTCTTAAATTGAATAGGTGATTAAGTACGTGAAATCGACTGAACCCCAGGTGGCCATTTCATCATCCCGCTGATAGTCATAACCCTGCGGGGTGAACGTCTCGACCAGTTCGGTCAGACCTGGGATGAAGGCCATTGCCGGATACACTTTCTCTTCCATCCAGGAATCAAGCGCGCTGTCGGGGCTGGAGGCTTTAAGAAATACCTCGATGTGAACAACCGCCTGCCACGAATCTTCGTCAAGCGAATCGCCGGTGTACTCCGCGTCAGAAAGGTATACAGCCACGGCAGGGAGATCCTGCTCTTCAAGAAAAACAGGGCGCCCGTCAAACCAGGTGACCGTGTCGGTGATCTCGGCTTTCAGTTTTGCCAGAATGGCTGCACGAATTGCGCTGTGTCTGTTCATCGCTTCAGGTGGATCCTCAGTTGGTTTTTCAGGGCTGCGGAAAGTTCTTTGGGCATATCGCTTTCAATAAGGCGCTTTGAAATAGCGGTGAAGGCCACGGTGAGCGGTGTCTCAAGAGGAACTTTGACCACATCAATCGGATAACGGGCCTGACCTACGCGCCGCATGACCTGCCAGCGCCCGTTCGCAAGCTGTTGGATAAAAGCGTTACGAAAGGTATAGGGCCCGATTTTAAGGACGCTGCCCGCTCCGTTTCTGGCCCCTTTTTTACGCGAGAGCCTGACGCGCGCCGTGCCGAGCTTTATCGCAGGAAGATTACCGCGGTTGATTTTTATCGACGCGACCGGGCGATCGTGACGGGCCTTGCGCAGACGGGAACGCTGGCGGACCAGACGAACCGGAAGCCCCTTTTTCCGGTTATCATCAACTGTTGCTTCTTTCGCTACAGCTTTGCTCCCCTGGCTTATCGTTCTGCTGGCCACCCTGTTAAGTGCTTTTGCGGTTGCCTCAGGAACGATTAACCGGCTGAGGCTGTTAAGGTTCTGAATAGCCCTTTCCAGTCCTTTCACAGACATAGCGCCTCCTTATTCGAGATGGATGCGGGGTTTTCCGTTGAACATGTCATAGCGGGTAACGATCAGGTTCTTACCGTCGTAGTCGACGCTGTCGTTTCGGCGTGGCTGGTAAAGCTCAGAGAAAACCACCAGCGAAGTACCTGTTCCCGACAATGGCCCCATTTCCTCGAGTTGCTCGGCGGGAACAACGTCATAGCTGCTGCCATTGATGATCGCTGTCTTTCCCATCTTTTTTATGGTGGCCGCGTCCATGCGCGCCGCCATCCGGTCAAAGGGGTTAGGCATTGATCTTAACTTCAACAACGGTGGTGTTTGCCCCTGCATCTTCCCAGGCGATGCCCGCGGCAACGGCGTCCGTTTCTTCGATCGTGATTTTGCCGTCCTTCAGATACACCTGCGCCCCGGCAGTAACCGCATCTGCGGATACTTTTGGCAGGAGGAAAACACCCTCAGTAAAACCGTCCCCGGTATCGCCAGCCGGGATATCGGTAATTGCCACCGCGATAAGTTTTCCAACAACAACCGGGTCGCCGCTGTGAACATCGGTTGCACCACTGTTTACCAGAGGGATCGTTTTCCCGTCCTGCGCATAGTTCTTAGCCATAACTTCTCCATTCAGCCCCTTTCGGGGCTGGTTTCAGGTATAAAAAAAGCCCTTACGGGCGTCTGTTTGTCAGGACTGTTTTTTACTGACCAGAGGATTTGGTCATGCCGCGATAGTCCAGCGGCGCCACGCCAGCATCAATACGCACTTTCGTGGCGATACCATCAGTGGTGAAGCCTTCCTGCTGATCGATGTATGGCGTGTCGACGCCGTTGAGATAAGCGACCTCAATGGTGTCGGTGCCCTTCGCGGCAGCCAGATACCAGGCTTTCGCATCAGCTTCATCCAGGCGTGGTTCGGCAATGACTTCTGCAAAGTTCTGGATAGGGTTAACGATCCCGGCATTGATGTCTGCACCTTTAACACTGGCCGACTTGATGGTCTGATTTGCCAGAGTTTCCAGGGCGACGGGCACCAGCATGTAGGCCGGACGGATATTCAGGGTTCGCTCCCCCTCCTTCTGCAGACGCATCAGCTTGCGCGATTCGTCCAGGCTGGCCACAGAAATTGCACCCGAGCTCAGGTTCTTGTGATCGGCATGGAACAGCGCCTTTCCGTCTGAGAGTTTCGGGTTTTTGGTCAGAATGGCGTAAACCAGATCGCCAATCGTTGCTTTCGCCGCGCGCCCCATCTTCATCGGTACGTCGGTAAGCTGGTTCAGATCGTCGTTGATGATCGCCTGGCGAGTTACTGAGAAGATTTCACCATACGTGGCAAGCGCGATGGTTTCGCCTTTGTCACTGGTAGTGATGTACTTGTACTCAGCCCCTTCGCGAACCTGTCGCAGAGAAGGGAACCCACCCATACCGACACGATGCGCCGTTTTGAAGTCCGACAGCTGGCCTTTTTTGGTCCACTGCTCGAAGGTTTCCTGCGCCTCGTCCCAGCCCTGAATCAGCGCTTTGTTCGCAACATCAAGCAGAATGTTGCCAAAGTCAGAGGTGCTGTGGGTCAGCGCCAGGCCAACCATCTGCATCGGGTTGTAGCTGGCCACGCCGATACCTTTTTCTGTCAGGGCCATACGCGCATACTCGCGCAGCGTCATACCGTTATAAACGTTATCCCGCTCCTGACCTTCGAACCCGGCACGCGCCATCAGTGCCTGGCGAATACCATCCGCGACGAAGTTACCGTTGCCCGCATGAATATGCGGCTGAGTGGTTTTATTGGACGGCGTGGCCGTTTTACCGAGTTCTGCCAGCAGCAAATCTTTCGCCTTATCGACGGAGCAATCAGGGTCGGCCACACACTGATTCTGCAGTTCCATGTGCTTATTACCGAACATGGCAAAGAGATCGCCGATAGCGTTAACACGGGTTTTCTGCTCAGCCAACACCTGCGCGCGGATCGCATTTTCATCCGGTGCCGGGTCTGTTTTTGCCTGCAGTGCCTGAGGCTGGGTAATAACCGGGTCTCGCTGGGTAGTGTTGCGCGGCGGGGTGATCATGTTGCGAATGCTTTTTGGCATTTTTTCAAATTCCTCAATACGTTTTGAATGAATACAGGCCATAGCCTGAAGGGATGGTGTCACCTGGTCGGCAAAACCCAGTTCAAGGCACTCGCTGCCGTTCATCCAGGTTTCGTCCTCCAGCATTGCCGCAATTTCATCGGTGGATTTTCCGGTTTTCTGTGCATAAGCCGGGATAAGAACGGATTCAACCTTGTCGAGAAGATCCGCATAGTCGCGCATATCGCTCGCGTCACCACCAGCAAACCCCCAGGGCTTATGGATCATCATCATCGTGTTTTCAGGCATGATGACCGGATTGCCTACCATCGCAATCACCGAGGCCATGGAGGCCGCCAGACCGTCGATATGTACGGTAATCGCCGCGCCGTGGTGCTTCAGCGCGTTATAAATAGCAATTCCGTCGAAGACATCACCACCGGGCGAGTTGATATAAAGGTTGATGTGGGTGACGTCCCCAAGTGCCCGGAGATCATTGACGAACTGTTTCGCCGTTACGCCCCAGTACCCGATTTCGTCATAAATAAAAATGTCGGCCTCACTGTTATTGCTGGCCTGCATGCGGAACCACGAATTACTTTTTGCGCTGGCTTTCGGACGGTGGCGCGCCCGGTTCTTTGGCTTCGGCACTGGTGCCTCCTTTATCATTGGCGGGGTCGGTGTCAAACACCAGGCCCTGTTCACGGTTCTCGTCAACCTCCGCTTTACGGCGTGACTTAACATCATCCGGGTTGCGACCGCTGGCACGTATCCAGTCGGATTCAGTAGCAGCACCGCCGCGGATCTGCGTTTTCCAGGCATTCGCTTCTTTAACGGGATCAATCCACGGCATAACGGGCCCCGAATAAACCGCGTTATAAAGCGAGTCCATATCAATGCCTCTCGGAAGCTTGATTTCTCCGGCAGCAATAGCCATCTTGAGCCAGGCTCGGTACATGGGCCGGGTCACTGAACCGATGAACCAGTCCTGAAGAATCAGATAGCCGTCGGTTGACTCGACAAGCTCCTGCCGCTGGGCACTGTACGTTCCGTTGTAGTTTCTGGATGTGCTGGAAAAGCTGAGGCGACTGCCGGCGGACACGGCACGCAGCTGTCCGTTACGAAAAGATTCGAGGTTAGGGTTCGGGCGATCGGATTTAATCATCCCGATTTCTTCCCCGGCCTGCAGTTCGTCATAGAGCATACCGGGCTGAATCATCAGCTCGCGGTCATCGCTGCTTGAATCAGAATCGAAGCTCTGTCCGTCGCCTTTTTTGATATACATGCCGAGTGCCGCAGCAATTCTGGCAGCAGTAAGCTCCGAGTCCTCGTATTCTTTCAGCGCGCTCAGACGCATCAGAACACCAGACAAAAGAGACGTTCCGCGGGTCTGGTGCAGGCGTCGGGTGAATTTGAGATGCAGCATGTTCTCTGCATCTATCTCTTTGGTATCAAACTGACGCCCGGATACTGGCAGGCTTTTATAGACCTGATATTTTTTCGGGCGTCCCCAGTTATCGACAAAAACGCCCTGATTGAGCTGGGTGGCATCATCGCTGTTCATCGGCACAAAGTCCGGCTCTAGCGCTTCCAGCCAGAACGGCACGCCAGCAACCGTCTGAAGACCATTTCCGGTACCGCGAACCAGCTGAGCAAATACCTCACCGTCCCGGAGCCACGTTCGCAGCATCAGACGCTCCAGCATTGGGCGGGTAAACTGGGTTGTGACATCTGGCCTTACGGACCATTCGCCCCACTTTCGGCGGATATCAGTGGCCAGCTTTTTAGCGATCTTCCCGTTACTCAGCATCGGATGCGGTTCAACTATGATGCCCTTCGCACCCACCACCCTTTCTTCCAGCTTGTCGAAAACGCCGATCACCAGATCGTGGTTGTTATCCAGCCAGCGCGCCTGCTGCCTCAGCGAAACCGCCCCCATCTGGCTGAGCTGATCGGCTGAACGATTTTCCTTCTGGGCTTTGTGGGTACGCGTTTGCTTTACCGCCTCATACGCTTTAATAACTGCGCGGGCACGCAGGCGTGAGGCTTTCCAGCCTGGTGAAAACAGGCCAATCGCATCATCTAAAAAACTCATCCAAACCTCGCCAGCCTGTAGCCGGGTCGCCCACGGCGTTTGTTATTGAGCGTTGCCAGTCGTCGCTCCCATTCCTGACGGCCTTTTCTGATTTCCGACAGGTTTTCGAGCGTCATCTGCTGCCCGTTGAAAGTGATTGATTTCCCCTCCAGAACAGACAGCTCGGCTGCAGCATAGCGGTCGATCATGTTTTGAATATCTGCTGGATTCACACCCAACCTCCTGACGAAGACCACGGATTAGCCTGCTCGGTTACGGGCTTCTCACGTTTTGGTTTTGGTTTAGATTTCGGCGCAGGCGGCGGGGATGGCATTTCGCCAGCTTCCGTCTGCGTGTCCTCGATCCACGTTTCCCGCCGTGCCCACTCAGGAGCTGACGGCCATTTGATTTTTTCGTAACCACTAAGGATGGCGAGCGCGTCGGCATAAACGAGCAGGTCAAATGCTTCGTTTGCGCCCCGGCCGGGCTTACTCCATTTCCCTTCATTCGAGCGTTCCTCATACGTCAGTTCGTCATAGAACCAGCTGCCCAGCCAGGCGGGGAAATGCACATAGCCAGGGCCGGGTGAATCACGCCACAGCGCATTATTCACCCGGTCTTTAAGGGCATCGGTCTGGAGAAGATAAAGAGGCACATCACCAGTCGCCTGTGCGCGGCGCGTTGATCTGCCCGTGTTGTCGGGAAACGTTCGCTGGATAAGTTTGCTGCGCCTGACGCTGTCCCCTTTGAAGAGATAGATACGCTTACCCAGCCCCTCACGGCGACATCTGCGCCAGAACTTGTAGGCATTATCCGTCACGCCATCTTCGCCCCCTGAGTCCACGGCCATCGACATCAGCCGCATGCCCTTTGATGGGTCAGCTGCGAGCGGCCACGTTTTATCAAAGACGTCAGTGAGTAAAAGATCCCAGTCCTCCGGATAGCTCGCCGGATCCACCTGAATGCTTTCACCATTGCCGTCGCAGCGCAGCGAATGCCGGATGTTGTAACGGTCAACTATCCAGCGCTCACCCATACTTCCATAACCCGTAATCTGCACAACAAAGCGCCGGTTGCGCCCGGCCTGCACGTCCACGGTCGCAGTGAGAAACTGCACGCCGTTCGGTACCGAACGTTTTGGGACGTCTTCGGCACGCTGCTCGAGCAATTCACTTTTACGCTGCTCCATGCTGGCTCGCGGCAAATAGGGCCTGCCGAAATCGGTGTTGATCACCGTCTTCAGGGTTTCTTCGCTGCGCGTGGATTCATATTCCTGCTCGGCGGTCAGAAACTTATAAATAAGCTGCGCCCAGGTCTGGTAAGCAGCTGCCGGACCTTCCATCCAGAAGGAGGCAATACGGGAACGACGGCCATCACCGCTAACCAGGCCTTTCCTGTCGATGGTTTGCCCGTCCCGGAGCCAGACACATTTCATGTTAAGCGCACGCTTCATGTCCGGTGTGATCCTGCCTTTACAGGCAGGGCACTGAAGAAACGCCGCTTCGCTGGCAAGCACAGGATCGCTGCTGTCGCGGTATCCGGTCATATTGTCCATTTCCGGCTGGAAATATTCGCCGCAATGCGGGCATGGCCAGTAAAGACGACGGCGGTCACCACGGTTATAGAGCGATAAAATTCCGGTGGTCGGAGGGGCTTCATGGGGCGTGGAGCGCCGCCATTTTGTGTCTCTGATATCCCTCCCGGGCGAGCTCTCAACCAGCGTCATCCCGGAGGACATGAATGTCGTGGTTCGTTTCGATGCCAGTGAAAAAGCATCCCCCTCCCCGTCGATATCTTCCGGAAAGCGGTCATAATCCGTCAGCGCCACACTTTTATAGTCCGAGGACGACATGATATTGACGGATGGCCAGCCCAGCTTCAGATAGTTACCGGCGCGGAATGTACGGTCGTAGACGTTGTTATCGTTACGTCTTGGGCTTAGCCGGGTTTTAACTTCAGGGCTACACCGAAAAGTACGGTCCAGGCGTTTTTTGGAATGCTCGCGCGCTTTTTCCTCAGATACCTGAATTACAAGCATATCTGCCGGATCGCAGACAATGTTATAAACGATCCAGCCGTCAATCAGCCCGATGGTTTTACCCGTTCGCGCCGGGCCCACAAACACAACCGCATCGTATTCACGCGATGCCAGACAGTTCATCGGCTCAATCACATAGGGTGCCAGATCCGGATCCCACGGAACTGAGTTTCCCGCCCCCATTGGCACGCGCATATAAGTACTGACCGCATCGGCCACCGGCATACGACGCGGGGCTCGTAAAATACCGGAAACATCGCGGCGGATGTCCCTGGCGGATGCCCGCTTTGCCATCAGTCCTCCTCAGGCTCTTCCTCCTCTTTTTCAGCGTCCTGCACCCTCTCCGCCATCTGGTCGCGCAGATCATCGATAACGCTTTGCACACGAACTACCGCAGCAGGCGTTAAAGCACAGTCGCGCTCGAGCACATCCGGGAGGGTTTCAAGTACCATGACGACGGCTTTCGCCATCAATGAGAATTCTCGCGCCACTTCATCTGCGGGTATTAACTGCCCCGTATCCTGTTCGAACTTCAGCCTCTCGTTCTCTGCTTTCCAGTGGGACAGCCTGTCAGAGGGGGGCATATCGTCGATGTTGGCCGAAACGGTAGGGATCATCAGTTCGGTCAGAATGTCGGTCACCAGATAGAGCTTTAACTTGCTATTGCTGCCTGGAGCAGGTTCAACATTTTTCAGTCTCGCGGCAACCGTCTGACGGTGTACGCCGGTTATCCCTGCCAGCTGGTTGATATTGAGTTTTAAAGTGGCAATTTCCTGGTCCATGATGGTGAACACTTTTTGAACGATTCGACATGTTGCGAAAATGGCCTCTAATTAAATCAAAGACCTGCGCACATGATGATGATGACCCTGGATCCGAAAAACTAGCCGTTTCCCGCGAGCGCGCCGCCCCGTGGCAAGCCCCCCTTCCGGGAGGACCCATCATAAAATGTTTAGCAGTAGATGTTAGGAGAAAGTATGCCCAACGATGCTGCATGGCGAAGCTGCTGAGTCGTTATTACTATGCCTACCCGGGATGAAATGGCATAGGCGGGTGCCTACGGGGCACGATGAATATTGATCTACATATCATCTCATCAAATATGATTGATTTTTTTGAAGAAAGCCTTTCTCATAGACATAAAATTTGATTATCATTAACGTTTACTCAAAGGAGAAGATTATGAACGAAAAGTACTTGGACGTTTATAAATTGGCCAGATGCGTACAATATAATGAAGACTTAAAAATTAAATTAGACACTTTTAAAGCAGCAATAATAAATGGATTCGATGAAAGTGATTTTAATAAAGATGCTTTTAACTATCATGTTAATACCAGTGGCAATCTATTACTCAACATACCAATCTTCGAGTGTTTCATTGAATTTCATCATAGTTTGAAAGTAACCAATGGTAATCCATGTTTCAAAATCGTTGCTAAGGAGATTGACGCATCTGAAGAAAAAGAAATCTTAACCCTATTCTTAGATAGATCCGGCTTCGTGTATTTTGAAGAGATCGATCAAAACAAGAGATTTGAATACAACTCCCAGGATATATTCCTAGATGTTTTAGATGCTGTAATCAAAAAGCTTTCAGTCAAAGGAAGAATTTCCTATTAAAATAAAGCTCAGTGATTGAATTTTTATTATACGATTCACCCGCCAGACGTTGTATGTGAAATGTTATTTTTCTTAGTCTGGCGGTCAAGAAATTATATTTAGCGATCAGCCTTGTAGACTGACTTTATTCAGTCACAACACTCTTTCTATAAGTACTGTCTTCAATGCTACGAAGTCGCTTACCAGCTTAAGTTTGCCTCATGACATCTTGTCTTTGTTCGTATTATTTTCTAAGACGTTAGCGATATTATTAGATGTCAGACATTATAAGTATCTTAATTCGTCGCACGAGACACTCAGAGGGCGATGACCCGCCCATCGTGGTAGCAATAAAAAAAGCCACCAACTAATGCTAGTGGCTTGAATTGTGTCGCAACCAGCCGGATTTTATGAATATGTCTCTCAAACAAATATCATTTGCAACGTTAGCCTATGCAACCCCTAAACTAAAACTTTTCTTTAATCGATTTAATAATCGATTCGGTACTGGTGGACTGAACCTTAATCACATCGCTAGCATAATTTACGAGAATCAATGATAAATCTATTTTAAGCAGAGCCTCATCTCCGCCTTTACGAACTCGCTCAATAATACTATCAACTTGAGATGTTGGCGGGAAAACGCCTTTATTATGCTCAACGATGGCTTCTGCAATCGCCCTAATTTTTTTAAGATCTTCACTATTACTCATAAGGACTCCTATTAGTAGGTATCTCCGTTATACTCATATATGACTCAAAAGTAAAGACCATAAGATTGGTAGGGCAGGAACAAATTCGTATCATTACAGGCATTCAGCATATGCTTATGTGTAATACCAGCTGACGATTAAACTCGACTCTCTGGCAGGAAAAGTTTGTCCAATTTGAATTCCGAGCCAAACCTACAACAATTTTTCAATTATTATAGACACTAATTTATAGTGTGCTAGAACGTTTTTCTCGTCACCTGTCGTTCAAAAAGTACCTTACCCAAAAGGATTTGTGGTTCATGTTAGTACCTTTTTTAGTATGCCCCCATGATGAACGAGGCTAGTCTATACATGGCTGAAAATAACAATTGCCTTTTTCATTTGTGAAGACGGATACTTTTACGTTCTTGCTCTATTTGGCGGATACCAGCAAAGTTATTGTTACCCTTCTCTATAACATCCAGCAGCGGCTTAATCCACAATACTGCCTGGCAATATGTCATTGTGCTGGCGGCAACGGCACGATCATTGGTTGCGTCAGTTCTGTCGGTATCGGTGTGCATTGCGCTGGAACGTAAACGGTATGCGTATTCGAGCAGCCCACCAGCAATGTCAGCAGGAACAGGCAGATCACAGGTTTTTTCACGGCGGAGAATCTCCCGGTATTCAATTACGGTTTCTTCGGTGCTGGTGTCGATCAGGGAGTTAAGCCTGTTGGCATGTTCTGCAACCTGATTGAATCGATTAAAGTTAAAAGCCTGATTGGCGATCACCTGCTCCTGCAAAGAGTTGTTACTTCGCAGAACGTTGATATCGCTCTGAAGGCTACTGGCGTCTGAACAACTCTTAACGAGAGCGACTGACAGGCCAGCGATAACGACGACGCCGATAAGACCCTGATTAATTTTCATCAGTCCAGCCCCCAGCAAGCCAGCGCACCTTCCTGGTCCCGTCGCTCAACTTGACCATAGCAGCCGTTCTTCTGGCCTTTGGTCAGGCGGCAATCACGGCCACCATCTTTAATCCACCAGCGGATAGCTTCACAGGCTCCTTTCCGATCACCAGCATTGATACGCTTGTAGAACGTCGAGGGGAAACATTTACCAGGGCCTATATTGTAAGGGCAGAACGAAGCAATACCCGCTTTCTGCGGTTCGGTCAGCGGTACCTTAATATTGCCATCAACCCACGCAAGCGCTCTATCACGTTCGATGGCATTTACCTGGTCGCATTTCGCCTGCGTTAGCTTCATGCCCTGCACCACCGATTTACCATCAACCATTGTGGCGCCTCGGCAAATAGTCCAGATGCCTCCGCCGTCTTTGTAAGCAATGAGCCTGTTCCCCTCTTTCTCATTCAGGAACTGATCGAGGATGGTCGGTGCAGATGCGCCAGCAAGCACCAACCCCAGAACAGCCGCGCTCAACTTTGCCCGGTTCCCCATTACTCACTATCCTTTTGTAATGCCTCAACAACCACGCTTGCCGCAGCCGGACGTTCGTGAAGAGGTTTATCACCGACCCCTTTTAGGTAGTCATTGACCATTTTCGTTCGCTTCTCGTCTTCATGGCGCCTGCGGTGTGCATCCACCCTCCCGTTGATGTAGGAGGCAAGCGAAATAAGCAGACCAGCTGCGCCAAAGAACATGAACACCAGATCCTGAGTGGTAAATCCAATGGCAGACGCCAGAGCTGCTACCCACGCGAAGAACTGCGTGAAGATGTTCCCTGAATCATTCATTTTCATCGTCTCTCACCTCGCTATGGCGGGTGCTGTGTGGAGGAAATAAAAAAGGCCGCCTGACGGCAGCCTTGATGGAAAAGATAAGTAATTACGATAGCCTAAGATTTATATATTCGTGGCATCCAAATATGAAGGCATTTTGAGCATCTACGAATTCTTGTTTTTCATTAGCCGTAAAATATCCTTTTATAAAGCACTTTCTTAAAGCCTGTTGTAAGGCTGCAGTTAAGCCAATCAGTTTAGAACCTTCTTCATCAGGTGTAATCAGTAGGAGAAATTTGTTTTTACTAACCTCTGCTGATTTTATTGGCGTCTGAATCTCTTCGGGAAAAATTCCTTTTGACAACAATGAGACATCTTTTTTACCTACCAAATGCCACTGTTCAAACGTTGTAGCTAACATTATTACATCTGTCACGACCTCTGCACCCGCAGTTCGGATCAGCTGAGCTAATTCTTTATTTGCGTTTAACTGGGTTTGCAGTCTCGCTAATGCAAAGTTTTGTTGAATCGCTCTGTATGCGACCCAGCCTGTAATTGCAGCTGCCATTACGCCTGCGATGGCAGTGATCATAGTTTCGATAGGGAAAGTAGAATTAATTTCAATTGGCGGAAGCTTTTCTAAAGCCAGCGTGAACACACCAGTTGATCTCTCATATATGAAAGGTACACCTTGCCAGTCCATGAAGCCTCCTTGGTTACACAGGCATCAAAGCAAAAACCCCGCAGAAGCGAGGTTTATAATTTTTGTAACGTCATGGGCGTAATAACCCAGCATTGGAAAGAGATTATCCATTCTCCGCCGGATTTGCAACACCCAGAAATGAAATAAAACCGGAGGTGTGATTGGCCGTAGCTTTTAGCGAGTTACCTGACTAAGCACCTTTTCAGCAAATGATTCCTCTATATGACAGTGTTCAACCAGCCGCTCGAAGAAGAGTTTATAGTTGCGGCGCCACGTGGTTTCGGTAACTCCTAAGGTTTTAAAAACCTCCGTATCTTTCAGGCGTGGATATCCTCTACCAGAACAGCGCTGGCATTTTTTATAGACCGGCGCTCCCTGTTGCTCTGATTTTTTCTTATCCATTACCTCACCGCGACCTCGACAACGGCACTCATTTTTAATGTGTCCTTTTCCGCTGCAGGTTTTACACACAATACGGACCTGTTCACGCACCTCTTTCCATACCTCCCAATCAGACGGCGATATGCCTTTAGTGTCTCTAACCCATTTTGGCGGTTTGCCATCCGGATAAGTAACTTTATTTGTGAATACCTCTGCCATTGTGAACTTCTCTCCGGCGCAGCTGCTGCACGTGATCAGGCTGGCCGCACTCAGCGAATAATCGCGGAAAACATACTTTGCCAGCGTCTGGAGGAATGCAACCCTGTTCCCTTCTGACATTTTACACAATGGTGCGTGCCGTTCTGCCCGCTGCACAGCCAACTGATGAATGTAGGCGATGATATTATCCGACGGCATAACCCCGGCTTTCGCCAGATAAAGCTCAATACCAACCGCAGCTTTTGATGTAAGCAGACCAAGTGAAGCCATTACATCTGTGATGGTCAGAGTATCAGCTGTTTTTCCGCAGGGAACGGCACCAGGTAACATCGATTTTGGTGAGAAATACTTCGGTAAACTTTCCAGCTTCATTTTGTGTCCTCGATAATTATCATTCCGGTTTCGCCCCATACTTTTGATGTCCGGGCGTCCCAAATGTGGGAATCATCCTCAAACAAGGCGTCCAGCAGAGATTTTTTTAAGTTGTCCAGATCGGGCTTTTGCTGATGGGGTTGGCCGTCCATAGCCGCGCGCTTTTCCTTGCTCCAGCTCTTTGGCATCGGCAAAACGAAAGTTATGTGGGCACCGCTCTCCGGTACTTGGATTCCATGCAGCCTGGCTTCATCGCAGAACATGCGATAGCGCATCACCGGCGGACGCTGCTTCCACTTATCGCGGCGTGTCATGCGGGGTTTTCCAACTGGGGTGATGATGTATTTAGGCATATAACACTCCCAGCTCTAACTGGACCTGCTCCAGCAGCTGCAACTCAGTTCCGAAGTTGTTCTCCCATTGCTTACGGCCAGCATGAATGGCCACACCATAACCGCCGTTGCGATGGTGGGTATGACAAAGGGGAATTGATTTCCGATGGTCAGCACGTAGACTTGTGCCCTGCCCGGTTCGGTTCGGATATGGTGAATTTCAGCAGGCGTTTCGCCCAACTGCAGATTTCTGCACACAATGCAGCCCAGTGCGGCCACACGTGAAAGATGGAGGCTATCTGCTTTCTTCATGCTGGACCACCAGCACAAGCAGAAACACCGTGCACGAACGTACGGTGTGAGTGACATTGGGTAATGCTCTGCGCCATTTTGATTCCTCAGGTTGGCGCAGTAATCAGAGGGTGTTCAGCCCATTTGATTATTATAAATCAACACTTACGGCTTGAGAACCTTAAGGTCCTCTCGCAAGGAGTTTAGGTTTACAATCCGGTCTTCATCACCCAGAAGCTGGGATGAAAGCCTATCACCTTCCCGGCGAATCAGTGTGCTCAAGGCATTACTGGTCACCAAGTAATCGGTGATTTCACCATCGTTAAGACATAAAACAAGCAGTCCGTCTTTGGTGAGACCGGCGGCAAATTCATTCAATTTCATGGGCACATCCCTAAATGGATTTCCCCTTGCGGGGGCGGTCCTTTTCTCCCTGCATGCTATTTCATTAAGGCTTCAGCTAACCAGGCGTCTAATAGGTTAGAAAGAGCAATTCCGTTTAATTGTTCTGTCTAACCGATCGGCATTCAAACACAGGGATCAGATCAGGCTTCCTAAATAACCGGTAAGTTATCAGTCTCTGAAACACGGTTCAGAATGAATGTGACAACCCCGATTACCTTCGCATCATCCAGTGAATCACCTTCAATGGCCTCTCCCTCCAGTGTGATGAGTGCTTTTCCCTTAACTGTCACAATGTCTATTTTTCCGCAGAAGGAAATCAGTACCGAGTCACCTACGGAAGGTCGTTTGGCTACGTTAACGATCGCATAACCAGCCGATGTCTCTATTGTGCGGCAATTTCCGTCATAGCCACAGATGCTGGTAATGCTGAGTGACTGCTCTGTGTAATCTGCTACTGGTGATGGAAAACCCATGGACTCTCCCCTTCACTTCACTTCAATACTGGTTATTTATACAGTACACCTATGCACAAGTTTGATCAATGTTGAAACCGCACAAAATGGCAAAAGCACATGTATGCTGTTAATACAATGTCAAGCAAAACCTAAATTTATGTTCATATATATCAACAAGTTGATTATTGTGTGCCACCAAATGAAGCAACATTCATGGATGCGTCAAATACTCATAACTGAGTGAACTTACCGAATAGATAGGCTCGCTGACAAGATGATGACTCGAGCTGTTTCAAATATATTGAGATGAATTCAATTGAAAAGACACATCTGCTGAACGCATCTACGTACCATGAACACATATTATGACTTCACAAAATCAAAAATCCTAAGATCACGAAATATACTCGAAACTCCACACTGTTACTTGTGCTTACCAACCACTTTCGGTTATAACATACCTGAGTTCTGTGTGCGCAAGCTTGAAATCTTCATTAAATCGCTGAGATATCGTGATATGATTAATTCTTGATTCATTTTATTGATACTGGGAGTGTAGAATCGCTCAAGGAATATCAAATATATTTTATATTCTCCAGCCTAACCTCACTACTACAATTATAAATTTAAAATCAGACATAAATAAAACATCCAGCAATAGTACCCATCACAGTTTAATAATAGTACAACTTTTAATTGAAGGACAAACTCTATGACTCCCGATGCAAACCACGCCATTGACAGTGAACTTTTGCACAAAATGATAACACGCACCGATAGTTATCTTAACTATGCAAACACTAAATCTACCATAATCATAACATTTATAACTGCTATGGTAGCAGCTATAGGGACGCATGCAGGCAACGCTTTACATTACCTAAATGAAAAAAATTATCCTGAATTAATAATAGTTTTCAAAGTCTTGATTTTTGCAGCAATAGTATTACTTCTGTTCGGATTTTATCATGCTGGAAAATCCGTTATGCCCTATACTCGCCCAAGTGAGAGAAAAAATTTTTTCTCATTCATCGATACAATTCATCATTATTCCTCTGAAGAAGCCTATGCTCAGGATGTCAAATCCATGAGGAAAGATGATGTCGCTGAATCGCTGATATCTCTCCAATACAACCTATCAGCCGGGCTTGTAAAAAAATACGATATGCATCGTAAAGCTATTCACTTCATTCTTTATTCGTTAGCCCCTATTTGCACTTGTATTCTTATACTTTTATTCATCTAGGAATTAAAAATGGCCAAAAACTTTAAGGACATATTTGGTAAAGCAAGCTTCGACGTACAACGAGAACTAAAAAAGAACGAAATAATTAAGTCATCTGTATACGCTAGCACGGGTGATAAAGCACTTTCGGAAAGTATTAACGAAGCTTTCCGTAGTGACGGTACTCATGTGCTTGGTGAGGCAGCACTTGAGTCCTATGCCGCAGATGAAATGCCGGTGCTTTTTAAGGATGTGAAACGCGAAATTCGTCGTATATTTTGCAAAACTGGCGAAGTTAATGAAGCTATTGGCTGTCATCCTGATTTTTTCCATTTAAAAGATAGTCAGGACCTAGAGCATGGTTATGCTGTGACCATGTTTTTCGATATTGCAGGCTCGACTAAAATGGGTAAAACCTATTCCCCAGATAAAGTCTTCAATTTCAAAAACACGGTAATCCGCTACGTTATTGAGATCATACAGGCATTTGACGGTCATGTTCATAGAATCATGGGTGATGCAGTAATGGCATTTTTCCGTAGCACCGAAAATGCCAAGCTCAGTAAAGAAATAGATAGCGCGATCGATGCCATAAACGCAGGAATTTATATTCTGGAATTTATGGAGCAAGTTGTCAGGCCTGAGTTGGGCGATGCCGGGGCCGAGCATCCTATAGGCGTCCGAGTAGGAATCGACTACGCAAAAGAAAATGATATCATCTGGGGAAATTATGGGGCTTCCGGTGCATTTGAAGTTACAGCAACGTCCTATAATGTGGATGTTGCTGCTAAGCTTCAGCAAGCAGCAGAAACAGATAGTATCATGATAGGTGAAAATCTTAAACTGCTGTTGGGATTGGGCGATGAATACCTTGCAGTACCATTTAAGTACCATAAGGATGAAGATGGAAATAAATTTAAACGTGACTATCCCTATGTTAGACCAAATTACAGAGTCAGGGGGGAACAAATCAATTACAAACAGTATGCTATTGACAACAAAAGTTATTTTAAGTTTTTACCGTATGGGTTAGAGAGTTCTAACATTGAAGTGTCCCTCAAAGCATCGCTTAATGGCTCAGAGAATAGATATTTCTGTCCTTGCTCAGTAAGTCTAGAGAAAGGTATGTCACTATCATTTGACGTCACATATCCTACAACTTCACTAAGCCGGTTGAGGCTTAAGTCAGTAAAGAAAAACACCGGCCCTGATGCACGTGCGCATGCGGCTACCTCACCTAAAACACTCATTCATGATATGCACTATTATGATGGTGCGTGGCATGCAAGTGTCAGTGAGGCAACCAGCTACCATGGATTGCACCACATGACTTTGACTGTAATTGATGAGCATGATGCAGAAATTGATGAAACTGTTTTCAGTATTTATATAAAATAGATACTGTAAGATTTGCAGAATCAAAAATAATTGCAGCATCTATAAAGCTAAAGCTATGTATGTTGTAATAAAAAAGCCGCTTTTTCGCGGCTTTTTTATTTCAAGATTGTGGCCAAAATCTATTTATAATATTTAGAGCAACGAATTTCATCCCCCTACTGAGAACGGTAATCGAAGGAGACTATCGACAGTTAGGGCATTTTGCTAATTCACTCATTGCTCAGCTCCGCCAGTAGGTGTTTATGGCGACGCAGTTGGCGAACGGCATCCTGAAGTCGTTGTAGGTTTGTCAGCTTTGCCTTTGTACGACGGATTTCTGCTGATATAAATCGGGACGATGGGACAATTAGATCATCTGGTTTGGCAGTAAATGCAGGTATGGTATCGATGATTTCTTCGGTCGATATTCCTGGCCTTGCATATCTAGCCATATCAGCTGCAGCAGGTTCTGTTTCAGGAAGAGACCATGTTACACCCTTCCCCTGCCCATTCTTGACGACAACCCCCTGACGCTCAAATGCCAGCATCACTGAGACCATTCCGCGAGCGTTACGCTGAACAGCGCTAGCCAATGCCGCTGTGGTCATTGCGTTATTATCCCGGAGCAGCTGCCGTATCATATTAGCAGCAACAGGAGCAGGTTCCTGACCTTTCAGGCGTGGGGCCTGATTCACTGGCGCGACTGCTCGCTGCTTTTCCTGTTCTTTTGCGGTACCGACTGACCAGGCTCCATCGAAGAAATCACATAAACCCTGCTCTTTCTGTTCGCGCAGCATGTTCAGCGCTTCCACAGGCTCGATATCAAGACGGGCAGCAACCTCGCGATATGTCGCCTTTTTCATGGCTTTCAGTGCATCAAGTACGGTTTCCATAAATATTCTCCTGATAAAATTCAGTTAGATCAGACCCTGAAGCCCGCTTTTGCCGCGGCCTCGACGTCGTTTTTGTAATATTCATCGTCAAAAGAACTGCGCATCACTCCGCTGTGAGCGACAGGTGCCAGTTTCAGTACCAGGTCATCCCATTTTTCACGCAGCTTCGCTGGGCTTAACACGTTTCGGCACCAGAACGGGTCGCTCTGGACTCGCTTGAACATGTCGCAAATCTGGCGGTGTGAACGCCCGTCGATAGTGCGCATCAGCCGGATCTCATTTGCCCATGTGTTCCAGTTTGGTTCTCTTGGGCGAGCAACTTCACCATCGGTTTCCGCTGCTTTTTCATACAGAGTGCGGATCCTGGAAAATATCCAGCTTGCGCATTGATGATCTTCGGGTGTGCCCCATTTTTTCGTGGCCGGTATTTTTTGGGCTGAATCTTCGCCGTCTGGAGATTCGCCAGAATTTCCGGACGAAGAGATTTGTTTTAATGATGGATCTGTAGTTACTGACGGATCGTGTCCAGATTCTGAACCCTGAGAACCTTGTTTATTCGCGTTTTCTGAACGTTCGGAATTTGAACGTTCAGAACCTGAATGTTCAGAATCTGAATCATCAGGATTTGCTATCCCTTTGTTTAATGGGTGTCCAGATTTTGAACGTTCAGAATCTGCACTCTGAAAATATGCTGCCGCCGCACGTAATTTTTCAGCATTCAGCGTGTATAAATTAGTGCCGCTGCGCTGACCGTTTCGACGTTCAGTACGGATTAACCATCCGTCTGCCTCGAGCTGGGTTATCGCTGTTATCACAGTGCTGCGCCCGGCCCCAAGCTGGCGGGCAATGGTGGCAACTGACGGCCAGCACACACCCTCATCCGAGCTAAAATCAGCCAGGCGAGCCATAACCAGCAGTCTTATGCCCTTGACACCCTGTGCGGCACAACCGTCCCACACCCAGGAAGATAATTTCACGCTCACGACTTCACCTCAGTGAACTTAATTTCAAACTCTCGGCGCCCCGTTTCACTGACGCCGGTGTGCCCCTCCCGGCGATATGACACGCGGAGCTGGGATGCACGTAAAACAGTCACCATGCGCCCGCGTTCGTCGCGGTACCGCTTTCCTGGAATGATTTCACCGCGGCGATCCACTGGCTCCTGAGCGGGTCGGTTATTCATCGCGTTTTTCATGCGCTCAGCCAGTGCGCTCGCTAATTCCTGAGAAGTACGCATAGTTGCCTCCAGAACGTTATGCAGCCCGATGGCTGTTCATGATTTGAACCTTTACGCCCACCAGCTGCGCCAGCGCGTCTATCGCTTCCAGAGTTTCACGCCTGATTACCGGTTGCGGTTTCCCGGTGAATACCGCGTTGGTAGCTTCGATACACTCTTTGTTAACCCTCGCCGCCCGGTAGTGCATGCAGTCCTTCTGCGCCAGTTCGTTATCAATGGCGGTACGGATGGCATAACTCAGCGCTTCTGCCTGTTTCAGGTAGTTCGGCGTATCGTTGCGGAACGCACGCTGAATAATCTGCTTGTTGTTATGCAGTCGGCGCGCGTACTCGTCAGGGTCCGTCACGTTATCCAATGGCTGAAGCAGATCGCCAAAGTGATGCGGGGTTATCAGCTGCGTGACTGTCTTCCAGCCCTTTTCCTGCGCCCAGGACTCCAGCTCACATGCCAGTTTTTTGATTTCCATCAGTCAGATTCCTTAGGGGCTTTGGGGTTAGCCTTGTGTTCATACAAAACTGAGTCGTACTTCAATGCACCGCCCGTTAATTTTTCCAGTCGAGCGGCACGTCGCTCAGGCACTAACTCCCCCCACTCACTGACAGAGGATCGAGCGATGTTGAGAGCTCTCGCCACGTTGGCTTTTTTCCCAAAGTGTTTGATCACATCTTCGGTTTTCATTTCGTTCTCCTTGGTAAGTTTTCCTAACTCTATATGTTAAGGAAACAAGAGTCAATGCGCGTTAGGATTTCCGAACTATGAAAACGATCGGTCAGCGTATAAAAGAGCGGCGCTCTGCTTTGAAATATACCCAGCGCAGCCTAGGCAAACAGGCTGGGGTTGCTCATGTCACAATTTCTCAATGGGAACGTGATGAAACCTCACCCAGGGGCGATAATCTCTTCAAGTTAGCCGCAGCATTAGGCGTTGAACCAGGCTGGATCATTAAAGGTGATGACGGATACGAACCCGCCCCAGCAGAATCGCATCGGATGCTTTCACCGCAACAGATTCAACTCCTGGAACTGTTTGAAAAACTCCCCAACTCAGAGAAAGAACAACACATCATCAATTTGCGGGACAAGGTCAAAGAGTACGATGAAACGTTCAACGACCTGATAAAAACCAAAAGCAAAGAAGAAATCCTGCAGATCCTCAAAAACCTCAATATCAAATAATTTTTCTCCACGCCAGGCCGCATCATTAGCGGCCTTTTTGTGTTTTTCTCGCCCTCAATGTTAGGTTTTGCGAAATTCACCCTTGACGTCTTGTTAGGTTTAAATAACAATTGGCGTTATCAAAACTTAACAGCAGTAATCAGTAAACGTTCCGCCTACCCGGCGATAAGGGTAAAAAAAGCGAACAGGCAGGATGCCCACGAAGTAGCCGCCCGGGGCATATGAAGACCGGGATGATTCGCCAGTGTGAAGTGGAGAAAGCCGATGGATGAGAAGTTAGAAGCGCTTTTAGTAAAGATTACGCGACTGGAGCTGGCAGCCAAACGAGGGTTGCAGATCAACGAAGAGATTAAGCCCCATTTAACACAAGGCAAGGTGATCTCCGTTGAATACTGCAACACGACGTTAAAGCACTGTGCTCTTTTTCGGCAGTGGATTAACGAGTGCCTCGGATCATGAGAATTGATTGCTGTTCAGACATGCCGTAGCCCTGAACAAATACTTCAATTTCTTCTTCCTCAGTCTCGTTCGTGAAGGTTTCACCACCGAGACTGTGGAGCTCACCGGATATGACGTGTCCCTTCTCAACGTCATACCCACCGAGCAGCTCAGCAACTGTGAATTCTCCGATTTGGTCACGGATAACGATGTAACCAATGCGGTGCTCATGATGTACGACGACTCCGCGCATGAAAGTTTCCTTCTGGCTGTGTGAGAGCAACCAGAGTACCACCGAGCCTGAAGTGGTGAAAAGACATGCACACAACATATAAGCGCATTCCTCCCATTCACTAATGGGGATTGGTTTGTTAGCTGGCGGAGTGTGCTTCCAGTTGTGGGCAATCGAAAATTGTAGATGGCTGTTAGTAACCTTCAAAGGGGATTCATTATGACAGACTTTAATCGTCAACCATCACGGCAACAGGCAGTCCGCCTTAACTGGTTTGAAATAAAAATTAGACAACTTTGTTATTTGCTGGCTCAAAAAGGCAACCCTGAACTCTGAACGTTTATAGCGTCGATATAAACGCAACAACCTGACTGTTATTTAATTATATACGCTAAAAACGTGCCTTAAACGGCAGGGATTTTCACACCTTAAATTAAGGATCATAAAATGAAAGCAACTATTACTACCGTAGAATTGAGCCTGGCAATCGTAAATAAAGACCTTGCAGCCTTTAATGTTAACGGTGCTATTTCAGGCGTGGTTCATTTGCCATCCTCTGGCCCTGTTACCGTTGTGATTGATGGTGGCTACGTACTCGGGGAGTTCGATTGCCCTGCCTGCGCTGTTAAACACATTTGTTTGCTGTCTGTGAAATTCGCAGAAGCGCAGAACTCCTGTGGCATGTCCTATTACGAACATAAGCGCCAACAACTTAATTAATATGGATGACATCATTTGTCATTGCGCTGTTTGCTGCCACGAATATAAAAAATCGGAAATGCACGAAAGGAAAACAGATATATACCCCTTTAAGCGCACGATTTATTTATGTGAGCAATGCAATGAAAAAAGAGAAAAGCGTGACGCTTTAAGAAAGGTAAAACTCGGCATCCGCAAGCCATTTCTTTCAACATCATTTTTCAAATATTAAACGAGGTTATTATGTCTGTTGAGTTAAAAGTATTTGGTGGTGCTTACTTCCCAAAAGATAAAGCATTAAAAAAACATCCCGATTTAAAACCACTTGCCACCGCAGTTAATGCGGCCACAAAAGCCATCGCTGAGGCCGTCATTTTCGGTAAGCTTGCGGCTGAACATCCTGAACATATTGATGATTATTTCAAGGTGAAAATCTGGGAGCACCATGATGATCTCCCCTGCCCTGAGCTTGATGTGTTTAGCTCTGATTTCTTTGGTGAACATGTTGTCTGGAATACCAACCGCGGTGAACCAGCTGCTGCACCAAAGCCAGAGACTGAAGCAAAGGAAGAATGGGAGGACAACAAGAATCAGGAAGAAATTAAAATCGTTTCGAAGCTCGACCAGGCATCCCGCGCAGCTTGTCTGGCACTGTTCGGCCCGGTCCCTGGAATCACTTCAGCGCAGTATGGCCAGATCGTCGATTTGAAGAATGATGATGAACCCAGCTTTGCCCGCGAGCTTGCAGAAGCACTGGCAAAAGAGCGACGCGCGCTTGAACTGGCGCCGGTACGCCAGGCGCAATTACTCTCCTGGTTACGTGAGAACACCAAAGAATCTGCGCAATGGCCAGACATCACAAAGCAGATCGCTAAATGGATCGATACCCCAGTTGATAAGCGTCCTCAGTCTACCACCACCACAGAAGAAAACCGTACAGACACCGGCTCCACGCTGGGTGGTGGCAACAAGACAGACCGTAGCCCGGATCTGGTTCATAACCTCTCTACGCTGCGTATCGAAGTGGCTATTGCCATTCTGAGCATGTACGACGACATCGACATTTACTGGATCCCGAATAAATACATGATTCCAGCGAAAGCAATGGCGGAAGCCGCACAGGATCCTCGTTTTACTGCATGGTGGGCACAGCTACGCGGTACCCCTGGAATTTTGGACTATTCGCGTGCGTCCATCATCGCCCTGATCAAGTCAGCACCAGAAGACATCTGGCTCAATCCGATCAAATTACGGGAATACATCAATCGCGAGTTGGTTGAATCTGACCACGCGCACCCTGACCAGAAAACAATTGATACGGCCTGCCGCCCAAAACCTCGCACCAATGCTGAGAAAAAAGAAAATGATGAAGCCGAATCGACTGTACCGGGCGAAACTCTGCCACCAGCAGTTTGCCCTGGAAAAGCTGCGCAACTCGACAAAGAACTTAACGAGGCATTCGCTCAGAGCCCAGCACCTGAACAGCAAGCAGATGATCAACCGCGGGTGGAGAACCTGGGCGGCGGCGTCTTCTCTGTCGATGCCCTGATAAATACAGCCCCCTCAAATGAGGGCGAAAAACAGGAAGTACCACCTGCGATAAATGATCGAGAGATTGAAATCGCCCATGCATTAAACGAGCTGATGTCCGGGCGCACAAACATTGGTGACCAGGATGATATCGAAAATCTCATCGCCACCACGGGTAAAGATATCGAGAACCTTTTCCCGTTACTGATTGCAGATATCACCGCGACTGAATTTTGTCTGTCGCCTGATTTCAGTGATGAAGAAGTACAGGACGTTGCTACTACGATTCTTGAACAGTGGTCTGACGATATCAGCGTTCGTCAGAAAATAGCGCTTGATGCGATCGTGGAATACCGACGACCGGAACCACCAAAATCTGTCGTGCTCGATCCGCTGGCAGTTACTGCAAAGCCGAAAGCAGAGCCCGAACCAGCACCTGAAACAAACGCTCCGCTTTCTTCTGTGACCTACCTGCAGCAGCTGACCATTGCAGCGCTGCAGGGCTTATGTTCCAACCCGGCTTATTGCAATCAGTATGAGGAATTGCCGGTTATGGCCGCCGGGCTTGCCCGCAGCGTGATCAACCATCAGGAAGGATCTTGTGCGTCTGATTAACCGTAGCAAGGGAGACAGCATCGGCGGGCCAGCATGCGCCGCCGCGCTCAAATGCCATTTTGAGAAATATGGCGCGCATGGTCGCAGCGACAAGCAGACTTTTTACACCATCAAGTTCCAAGGGAGAAAAATTACGGTTGAGGTTGTTAACCACCCCCGTAGTTACGTGGCCACGGCAATGACCGGAGCCAGGCATCTCCGGTGCCTCCCTGGCCTTGGTCGGTGATTTTTGACAATCAATATACTATCTGCCGCTGCGGTATCGTGGCGGCGTCATGGAGTTAAGCATGGCGCAAATCATTTTTGATGAAGAGTGGATGGTGGCGGGAAAGCTAACTGAAAAAACGGGGCTGGATGACAGGCAAATAAAAGCTTATCGCCTCGGATGCTGGATTGAAGGGGTTCATTTCAAGCGAGTACCCGCGGTGCCCGGTGGAGAAAGCAAACGCGCTTTGGTCTGGTACAACTTCCCGCTGATCAATAGATTTATTCAGGAAGCATGATGAACTTTCCAACCGGCGTTGAACTTCATAACGGAAAAATCAGGATCACGTTTACCTATCGCGGCATTCGCTGCCGCGAAGTTCTCCGTGGCTGGGTGGTTAACAGCAGCAACATCAAGAAGGCTGGAAACCTTCGCGCCGTCATCGTGAGTGAGATCCAGTTCGGCCAGTTCGATTACGCGGCGCGCTTCCCTGAATCGAAGGCTCTTAAAAAATTCTCATCAACTAAGCGGATCACGACGTTTAAAGAGCTGAGCGATTTTTTCATTGATACAAAAGCGCTGGAGGTGTCAGGGGCAACACTGCACTCTCTCACATCTGCAGTTAACACCCTGAAGCGCGTGGTGGGAGAAAATACTCCCCTGGCTGATATTCAGCACGCCGACATTCTGAATTACCGTAAAGAGCTGCTGACCGGCAGTGTATTAAACCCTTCAATGCCTAATCTGGTTAAAAAGGGACGCGCGCCCTCAACAGTCAATAAACAGATGGCGGTTTTATCAGAAATGCTGAAGCTTGCGAACAGAAGCCAGTTTATATTACACGCTCCTTATGAGGGAGTATCGAGGCTCAAGCTATCAAAGGCAGATCCTGATCCGCTTTTACTTCATGAGTATCATGCGTTAATTGCTCTTCTCCCTCGCAAGTGGGTTTTAATCATTATTGTGTCTGTCCATACAGGAATGAGGCCAGGTGAGGTTTGTGCTCTGGCATGGGAGGATATCGACCTGAAGAAAGGTGAAATTCACGTTTCCAGAAGCTTGACGAATAAAGGGTTGTTTGTGCCGCCCAAAACTGATGCCGGGATAAGAACGATAACTCTGCTGAAGCCTGCCCTTGATGCGTTGAAGGAGCAGTACGAAATCACCGGCAATAGTCCCAGGCAGCAAATCATCTTCCATCATCGGGAGCTTGGCAAAACCGAAACGCAGAATCTACGTTTCGTTTTTTCTCCTGAGAGGTGTGCGTCGGGCAAGAACCGATATCTTTCCAAAAACTCGATTTCGTATGGATGGAAACGGGGCACTAAACTTTCCGGTATACGTGAAAGAAATCCCTATCAATCGCGACACACATACGCCTGCTGGACACTTATGGCCGGTGCTAACCCTTCCTTTATCGCCAGCCAGATGGGCCATGAGGATGCACGTATGGTGTACGAGGTTTACTCGAAGTGGATTGGAGATATGAACCAGGATCAGGTCAATATGCTGAATAATCAGATGCCGACTGCAATGCCCCCAAGACGCCCCCAAGGCACTGGTAGCATTAAAAAAGTCATTTAATTTCATGACGCTGGTTTCAATCTACATAATCAGCGTTAAACTATTCATACCATTCATATAGGGAGAAAAGATGATGCGCGTACTGGTTGTTGAGGATAACGCATTGCTACGCCATCACCTGAAGGTTCAGCTTCAGGAGATGGGACATCAGGTGGACGATGCCGAAGATGCAAAAGAAGCCGATTATTATCTCAATGAGCACCTGCCGGACATCGCCATCGTCGATCTCGGATTGCCTGATGAAGACGGTTTGTCGTTGATTCGTCGCTGGCGCAGCCATGATGTCTCCCTTCCGGTTCTGGTGTTGACCGCACGTGAAGGCTGGCAGGACAAGGTTGAAGTGCTCAGCGCAGGTGCGGATGATTACGTTACCAAGCCGTTTCACATCGAAGAAGTGGCGGCACGCATGCAGGCATTGCTGCGCCGCAACAGCGGCCTGGCCTCCCAGGTGATTTCGATTCCCCCTTTCCAGGTTGATCTCTCCCGTCGTGAATTCTCGATCAATAATGAAGTCATTAAGCTGACCGCGTTTGAATACACCATCATGGAAACGTTAATCCGCAACAGCGGCAAAGTGGTGAGCAAAGACTCCTTAATGCTTCAGCTTTATCCGGATGCCGAGCTGCGTGAGAGCCACACGATTGATGTGTTGATGGGACGTTTGCGCAAGAAAATTCAGGCGGAGTACCCGCAGGACGTGATCACGACCGTCCGTGGTCAGGGTTATCTGTTCGAAATACGCTAA